GGAGGATCAACGCCGATTCAGGTCACGCCCATTGCGCAAACTTCGGAAACGTTGGCTGGGACTCCTCAAGGGAACTTATCGGCCATTGGATATCACCAACAATCCGGGGTTGGATTTACGAAGTCTTTTGTAGAGCATTCTGTAATTATTGGACTGGTCAATGTGCGGGCTGATCTTACGTATCAGCAAGGCCTCAATAGAATGTGGTCGCGGCAGACCAAGTATGATTTCTATTGGCCTGCGCTTGCTCATATTGGTGAGCAGGAGGTTTTGAATAAGGAGCTTTGGCATAGTAACGATGTCAATGATGACAAGGTGTTTGGCTATCAGGAGCGGTGGGCGGAATATAGGTATTTTCCGTCCAAGATTACCGGGATTCTTCGGTCGGATGCTCCGTTGTCCTTGGATAACTGGCATTTGTCGCAAGACTTTGCCACGTTGCCGGCATTGAATGATAGTTTTATTTTAGAGGCTCCTCCTATTGCTCGTGTTGTTGCGGTGCCGTCTGAGCCTGAGTTTATTTTTGATTCGTTCTTCGATATTATTTGTACCAGGCCGATGCCGGTGTACTCGGTTCCAGGTATGATTGATCATTTCTAGGAGGCCGTTATGGGCTTCATGAAGAGTGTTGGTAAGTTTCTTGGGGGACCCATTGGGGGTTTCCTCGGCGGCCCGGTGGGCGCGATTGCTGGCTCGGTGGTCAGTGGTATGATGCAGAAGAAGGAGGCGAGTAAGAACCGTGCTTTTCAACAGGACATGTCAAGTACTGCTCATGTTCGTGAGGTTGAAGACCTGAAGAAAGCTGGGTTGAATCCTATCCTGTCGGCCGGAGGACGTGGGGCGTCTACGCCGAGTGGAGCTCAGGCTCAGTTGCCGGATCTTGGTAAGACGTTTACGACGGCTGCTATGATGAAAGCGAATGTTGCGAATACGAATGCGATTGCTTCAACGAATGCTGTTGATGCTAAGTGGGCGAATGATCTTTATGATTTTTATTCGCGAGATCCTTCTATTAAGCGGACTGTTTTGTCTGGGATGTTGTCGGCGAAAACCGGCGTTGGCGGTGTTGTTGGAGCGGTGTTAGGCGCGTCGAGTTCAGCTAGGTATCTTATTCCCGAGTTTGTTGCTCCTCTTCCCAAGAAGACAGCTGCGGAGTTGGAGGCTGTGCCTCATGTGTATAAGGGTAAGCCGAAGCCTAAGAATAGGTTCCAGAAGAAGGCTGCTAATATCAAGCGTATGTTGAAAGGGAATTAAATGCGTAGACCGAAGCATCGTTCGAAGATGGCTCGTCGTTCTGGCCGTCGCCAGTTTTCTCGTACTGCTGTGAAGTCACACAGTAAGAATCGGAGGAGTATGCCGATGAGAGGAGGTTACCGTATATAGAGTCGCGCAGCGTTCCTTGTGTGTCCGGGTTTATTTTTCCGGGCACGAGTGCACGCTTTTTGCTGAACCGCATACTGCTTTTTTTGGAGATGCCTATGGCGTGTTATCATCCATTGAGAGCTTTCAGGTCCTTGAGTAGGCTTACTGAGAAGGGGAAATGTGTTATTGAGTTCTTGCGTGCGAATGTGTCGGATGGTCCTTTTGAGGAGATCGTCTTACCGTGTGGAAAGTGTGATGGTTGTATGATTGATCGATCGCGTCAATGGGCTTTGCGTTGTGTGCATGAAGCATCGTTGTATGAAAACAATTGTTTCATTACTTTGACGTTTCGTAAGGAGTGTTTGAACGAGTTGGGCTCATTGGTTAAAGAAGACTTTCAGTTATTCATGAAGCGGTTGCGTAAGAAGTTTAAGGGTCTACAATGTCTGGAAAAGAGAGATCCCCTTGGGATGAAGACTTATCCGATTCGCTTCTTCCATTGTGGCGAATACGGAAGCAAACTACAGAGGCCCCATCACCATGCGTGCCTGTTCAACTTCGATTTCGTGGACAAAGAGCTTTGGTCAACCCGGAAAGGGATAAAGTTGTATCGGTCTTCGAGTCTCGAAGGACTGTGGCCTTTTGGGTTCTCCACTATCGGCGCCGTAACGTGGGAGAGCGCGGCGTACATAGCGAGGTATGTGACAAAGAAGATGTACGGAGTGCAAGCCGATTCTCATTACAGTCGGCTGAATTCAGAGACCGGTGAGATGGTTCCTATTGTACGTGAATACATTACAATGTCACGTCGTCCAGGTATTGGTAAGCGTTGGTTTGACCGGTTTGCGTCGGATGTGTTTCCGAAAGATTTTGTTACTCATGGCGGCAGGAAGTTTAAGCCGCCGTCTTATTATGATTCGGTTTATGATGAGTTGTGTCCGCGAGCTATGGCGAGTGTTAAGCGGAAGCGTCTTCTGGCGATGCGTGCCAGGGCGGACGAGAGTAGTCCGTCGCGTTTGAAAGCAAGGGAAGCTTGTGCGAAAGCCAAGCATGTTCAATTGGTAAGGGAGTACGAAGCTGATGATGCTGAAGATGTTTTGCATGTATGACCGGAAGAGTGAGACGTACCAGCCCCCGTTGTATTGCCACAATGTTGGCCATGCTCTGCGCGTGTTTGGTAATCTTTTTGCTGAGCCGGGTCAGATGATGTATCGGTATCCCGATGACTTCCAGATCTTTGAGATCGGTCGGTTTGACGATCTGACTGCAGAGGTTGTTGCAACGAAGCCACATTTGGTTTGTACAGGTACTGAGCTGAGGGCTGAGTATGCTCCCAAGATGCCGGTGCCTGTTGGAGATTCTGTATCATGAAACAAGAGATTATCATTACCGTGAGGGCCAACGGCATGAGGCGTGTGCAGTTGGAGTTGGAGAAGGACTCACATGTCGAGCAGAGTCATGTTGGCTCTACGAATATCAATGCTATCATGCGGCGGTATCGGAAAACGGGTGAGTTTCCCCCGGCAGCGCTTGAAGCTGCGTACGGTGACTTTTCTGGTGCTACGGATTATCATGATGCCCAGAACCGCATTCTCGGGGCGGCGTCGGCGTTCATGGAGTTACCTTCGGAGATCCGGACGAGGTTCGGGAATGATCCTGGCCAGTTACTTGATTTCATGTCTGATGACGGGAATCTTGAGGAGGCCCGTGTGCTGGGCCTGGTGAGCCCCGAGCCTGAGGGTGAGGTGTTGGCTCCTGACGATGCGTCGGCCCCTGAGGGGGCACCAGCGGCTTCTGAGAAGCCGCCTGCAGGTGAGGTTAAACCGAAACCTGCAGAGTAGGACATATTTTTACTTGATATCTTATGTCCTAAGTGACACCATACCAGAGACGAAAGGTCTTGATCATGTTGCAAAACAAGAGTCAGAAATCTGTGATGTCTCACCATTTCTCCCAAATACCCCATGCTGACATACCTCGGAGTAACTTCCGGAGGAGTCATGGGTATAAAACTGCGTTTGATTCCGGGTGGCTGATTCCGATATTCGTGGACGAAGCGCTTCCCGGAGATACGTTTAATGTGAGGATGTCCTCTGTTGCCAGATTGGCGACTCCCTTGGTCCCCTTTATGGATAATTTGCATATGGATTTCTTTTTCTTTGCCGTACCCAACCGTTTGTTGTGGGACAATTGGCAGAAGTTCATGGGTGAGCAGAAGAATCCTGGTGATTCGGTTGACTTTACTATCCCTCAGATAGCGAGTCCTGGTGGGGGTCACTTGATCGGATCTCTATCCGATTACTTTGGAATTCCGGTGTTGAAAGATATAACGACGAATTCCTTGCATCATCGAGCATACAATTTTATTGTAAACGAGTGGTTCCGGGACCAGAATCTCCAGAATTCGTTTGTTGTTGACCTCGGTGATGGGCCTGATGCAGATGCAAATTATAAGTTGCTTAAGCGCGGTAAGCGGCACGACTATTTTACATCATGTTTGCCTTGGCCCCAGAAGGGTACTGCGGTTGACCTTCCTCTTGGTACCGTTGCTCCCATTATTGGTATGGGCAAACTGAATTCTGTTTGGGGAGGTGCTCAAGCGGTGAAAGAGACGGGGGGTAATGACCCCACGTATGCGGCGGCGTCGATCATTCATGGCGGTCAGACTGATAATAAATTTTATGTAGAGCGTGATCCTGTGCTTACTTCGTATCCGCGGATTCAAGCGGATCTTTCATCGGCGACAGCCGCTACTATTAATTCGCTGCGTGAGGCGTTTCAGCTTCAGAAGCTTTTTGAAAGGGATGCACGTGGTGGAACACGATACACAGAAATCCTTAAGTCCCACTTTAGAGTGGACTCTCCTGACGCAAGACTTCAACGACCGGAATATCTTGGCGGAGGATCAACGCCGATTCAGGTCACGCCCATTGCGCAAACTTCGGAAACGTTGGCTGGGACTCCTCAAGGGAACTTATCGGCCATTGGATATCACCAACAATCCGGGGTTGGATTTACGAAGTCTTTTGTAGAGCATTCTGTA